TAAAATGAGATATGCGTTTGATAAAGATGGGATCGTTTAGTGTTGGATTGACGGAGGAAGTTACGAAACTACTAACGATTTTATTCACGTTGATTCCGCAAAAACAGTAGAAGAAAAAAATCCAGACGGCACGTCAAAGTTTACGTACTGGGCAGGCGGAGAATGCCCTGTATCTCCATGGATTAAGGTAGAAGTTATATATCGCGACGGGAGAAAAGATAGAGGAAAATTTGGATATTCCGATGGATGGATACATGCGAATGAAGGGTTTGACATCATTGCCTACCGAATACTCGGCGGGCAAAAAATACTTTAAGGAATAAATATGTGTATTAAAAAAGCGTACGAAATTACATGTGATAAATGCGGTAAAAAATATTTTGGATATGGCGACAAGATGAAAGTATTAAAAAAATCGATAAAAAACGGATGGATAATTGAAAGCAAAAAATCTTTTTGTTCTAAACTTTGTTCAGATTCTTTTCATCAACATAAAAGCGGTATATTGTACAAGTTTTGGATGCAATAATTATACGTGAAGTAAAGCCTGATTATTATAGAGAGGTAAACAATGAATGTAGAAGAAGTTGTAAAAGGACACTTAGTAAAAAATGGATACGACGGGCTATATTGCGATAACTGTTCTTGCACTATAGACGAACTATTTTGTAATTGTTACGATAATATATGTGCATATTATGAATACGGTTATTCATGGTACCCGCCTAACGAATGTGTTGCAGGTTATTTACACAGATGCATACGTAAAGCAGATTCAGACGATTGCCAAACGCGCGATTATGAAGACTGCGACGTAAAAGAAGGTGAATGTAATTATGTGTGGCGAATGTATAAATAGAGAGGTAAATCATGAGTAAGTTCGAAATTAAGCCGTTAAAGTTTTCCAAATTGGAAAGGGCATCTGAAGAATATACTTATTGTTATGCGGGAACGTTTTATGGTACATGGGAAGTCAGAAATTATACAGGTGGCGTTTTCTTAATTTTTGAAAAGAATAACAATTTGGCAACACCACTATGCGTCAGATTTGGTGTTACCTATGATTGTGTTGGCAATGCAATCGCATACGCAAACCGTCTTAATCGCATAATGATGCGTCAATATTTAGTGGAGGTGGAGTGATGCGTAAACTACTAAAATCGTTATGGTGTAAGATCAATTTTATAAATTGGATTAAGACAAACAGAACATGGAAATTTAAAACCGAAAAAGATATATTAAAATCAATAAAAAAAGGTGTTAAAATTATAAAAAATCACGATGATAACTATTATAAATTTCTACATGAGCAATATAAGTGGAAACGGGAAACGATTGATAAAATAAATCACAGTATATCTAAAAATATATTCGCGAAGTTATTGCGCAAGCAGCCGTTCACTTCGATGTTTTATATCATCTCTGTGGCGATATCGATAGTAACAATAATAATTATAATAGTATCAAAATGAAATTATAGACATAAAAAAGGAGTAAAATAACATGTTAACAATACCATACCACAGTAAAGACAGAGATAAAATATTATCCAGTACGCGTTTAAAACGGATACGTACAAAAGTTATAAACTACGGTTTATGCGAGGAGTTTTTCGAAGATAACCCGCGTATAAAATATTTATATACAGTCCATTATAAAAATGGAAGTACAATAACTGCTACGGGTATAGCGACGCTGTCAAAAACGATAAACATAAATATATATTCGATTGACAAGTATATAAGAAGCGGAGAGATTACCCGCTCTTTAAGGAAGTCAATGCGCACACAAAGCATTGAAGATATAACGCGCGAAACTATAAGCGATGAGGTGATGTAATGAGAATAATAATCACAAGGGATAAAGAATACGAGTTGACAAAACAATGTTCACACGTAGAAGATACGTATGTCGGTAGTAAAAAGTGCGTCGAGTGTGGCCACTTTATTAAAGCAATCTATTGTTTTTGTGAGTGGAAAAGCGTAGGTGCTGATTCGTGCGCAGTAAGATATGATATACAAGACGTAGAATGTGATTACAATGAGGTTATACAATGAGAAACATATTGTTTTTTATCGCTCTGATTATAGTCGCGCTACTGTTATCGGTTGTAGAATGTAATGTAAAAGATCCACAGTAAGTAACTAAAATTGTTATTTACTGTAAACAATAGGAGTATAAATATGCAAAAATGTTGCGGGAATGAAGTGTTGAAAAGATTTACTATCGGATATAAATGCCCAATATGTAAATCGTTATGGTTCTATAGCAAACTCACTGGATGTATGGAGGAGTACCATCGGACACGTGGCGCGCAAATATTCCATAGACGTAAAAAAAGGTTGAGGTAAAAAAATGATAATAACTGCTTCAATGTTGTTTGGTAAAACAAACGCATTCGGCGAAGAACATTGTTTTTATTGTGGGACAGAATGCGGGAAAGAATATACAACAAAAGAATATGTATCAAAAACATTCAGTAATCACGATGAGATATTAAGACCAATGTCTTCATACGTTTGTGAAGGATGTTTGAAGTCTACTAGCTCTAGTTATGATATAACAATGATAAATGGCGAAGAACGAAAAAATCAGTGGGTAAGATTATATTCATGGATAATAACAAAAGAAAAAAATATAGCGGCGACTAAAAGCCATATACCGCAAATACGAGATATAATATTATCGCCTCCTGACCCGCCGTTCTCTATAATAATATCAGATTCAGGAAAAAAACAATTGATATTCCGTGCGCACGTTTCTTTTGATAAAGATAATTATCCGATACTGCTAGAAGAAGAAAAAATAATAGTCAACATTGAAGAACTAAAAAATTATTTATTACTTGCGGATGCAGTAAGTTTAATGATAGGTAAAACTGCACTATTAAATTGTGACAATTTTTCTTATGCTATGGCATGTTCAAAGTATAACGACGGTATGGAAAACTACGAAAAGTGGTTAAACATAAAAAATAAAAAATTGGCAACATTAGCCGCGTGGCTAGCGAAGCCAAAAGGAGAAAAAAAATGATAGAACTTAGCGCAGAGGATTTCCGTAAAAAGTTAGCTGGTTATATAAATCCGTCACAAAAACATGACGAAGTAGGAGACCAAAGTATAAAACATGAGGCTGTTTTTTTCTTGTCTATTTTGCCTACTCTATACGGCGATGAACTTGAGCGCATGAAACTATGGGATAGAATATCATCCGGCGTTAAGACTTCAATACAAAAGTCTAATGGAGATATTGAAGAATTTATAAGCGCGATTTTAGAGCACATAAAAGCCGATCCTTCAAAAGTAGCCTCGAATACAGAATTGAAAGATTTTTTATTAATTTCAAGTGCTAGGGGCAAGGAATGGCGCGATTCATTTATTGATGTTTTAGAAAAAAAATTGTTTGTCATACTTGTATTGGCACGTGAGAAATGGAATAACAAAAAAGAACTTAACGGAGTAGTAAAATGAAAGAAATAGGAAATGCAAAAATATCAATTCTGTTTGAAACGGTTTCCCCATTAACACACATGATGGGTACAGAGGGGAACGAAGCAATGATAAATAGGGAAGTAGTTTTTAACTCTGGTAAAAAATGTACCGTTCCTGTTGTTTCAGGGAACGCGATACGCCATAAAATTATACGTTATTATGGCGCAAAATATCTTGTAGATACACTTGGGTTATATGGAAAATTAAACGTCGATCAAGCTTTTTTTCTTTTCAACGGTGGGAATTTGATGGAAGGTAGTACCACAGACAACACAAAAAAAATAGCGGATATGCAATTGCTCTTCCCATTGTTTAGATTACTTGGCGGGGCACTCACCAATCAGATAATAAGCGGATCATTGATAGTCAATCGTGCGATATTATTATGTGAAGAGAATAGAGATAGACTAAATTATTTTTTACGCGATGAATACTCCGTTGGAAATAACAAACTAAAAACTGCAGACAATTTTATTTCTAATTACCAGTACACAAGAGGTGATATTACAAGAGAAAAAAACGAGATAATTGCAGAAAAGGTTGAGACAGAACAAAAAGAGAAATCAAACCTAATGATTTATTCTGGTGAAGCCGTCGTTTCTGGAGCTATTTTTATAGGAGGTTTTATCCTTCATGGTGTATCTCGATTAGAAGTCGGTGCGTTATTGCATTCAATAGCGCAATGGCAAACAGACGGAGCGTGCATTGGAGGCTATTCTCGTATAGGACATGGTAAAGTAAAAACGATGCTTATATATGATGACGTAGAAGATTTATTTGATGATAAAAGTACTATAGAAAATGTGATTAACGAGTATGAAGAGCATGTAGTAACACATAAAGAAGAATCGGTACAATGGCTTAATGAAGCATTTAAGAAACGAGAAAATAGCAAAGTGGTAAAGCAAAAAGTTAAAAAGTCGGATAAAGAAGAGGAGGTAGAAGATGTTAAAGAACTGGAAAGTAACGGCCTATTTGAATAGCCCATTAATAGAAAGTGGGTTATCGTTAGAGGCTATGATGCAATGGGAAATGGCTTGCAGGATTGGCACAAAACATTCTAAGAAAATGAAACGCGACACGCCCATTGAAGAGATAGAAGATGTGCCTATCCCTATAGCAAAAAAAACAGTAGATGGAATAGATATATTTTCTTGCTCTACTCCGATTATTAGTGAGATAAAAAATGAATGCGTTGACCGTATAGCAAGGAGATTTGACACATCAGAAGTTGCGCTTATGCTTGAGGAGCGAGAGCGCAAAAGTATTCTTGTCGCAGCAGGGCAGTATAAAATGAAATATGCGCCCGCTAGGGTGACTACAGTTGATAGTGTGTCATGGTTCGTGCGTGGAGACCGTGTAGAAATGAATAAAATATTAAAGAAAATATACGCAATCGGTAAACATCGAAATATCGGTTACGGTGTAGTTTCTTCTTGGGTTTATACAGAAATGGAAGATGACTTTTCGGTAGTTGCGCAAAGAGAAAATAAGAAAGTTATTATGCGCACACTTCCGATAAGATATTGTGTTTCTAATGGAATAACAGGTTATCGAAAGGGATACGGTTCAGTAATAACGCCATATTGGCACCCATCAAATTATATGGAGATAGCGATCCCATGTTGATACAAACAGATAAGCACACAAAAAAAGATATTGAGTATTGGAACGAATATTTAGTGATTGATAAAATCAATTCACTCAATAAAAAACTTGAGTATAAAGAAAAAAAAGCGGCAGACGCTATATCAAACTTTGTGTCTAATCATTCGGCATACATAGGAGTATCATGGGGAAAAGATTCAGTAGTAGTTGCGGATATCGCATATAGAAACGGAATAAAATTACCCGTGGTACATCTAATGTGTAGCCCATCACACAACATTAATTGCGATTATGTAAGGGATAGATTTTTAGGTATATATAAAGATTGCGACTACAAAGAATATGCATGCGATTATTCTGATATATACTCAAGGTTGTTACCTGATAACGTACAAGATAAAGAGACAGATAAAGTATGGTATGCGTGCTGGAATAAGGTGTCTAAAGAAGTTTCTAGATATCACGTATCTGGTGTGCGCGGTGCTGAATCAACCGTTAGAAATATACGCATGAAAAGGTGGGGAATATCCACGGAAAATACATGCGCTCCGATCGGATACTGGGGGACTAGTGATGTTTTTGCATATCTTTATAAGTACGATTTGCCGGTACATCCGAATTACGCGATGCTTGGCGGAGGTAGATGGGATAGGAATTATATACGAGTAGCTGAAATTGGAGATATACACGGGAATGGTATAGGAAGGACAGAGTGGGAATCTGAATATTATAACGATGAAATAAGAAGGCTTAAAAAATGAGTAATCCTACAATGAGAATGATAAACACAATTTCTGGACTTATTAGAGACGGTGTTGTTTACAATGACATTAGCACACACCGTAGCGGTAAAAGCACATCAAGAATGAATACTAGAACAGTAAATTTTGTTTATGACAATTTTGGTGCTAAAATAGTACACTTAAATAAATCGTTGCATGCGGATAAAAAAAACAGAGATATATTAAAGAAATATTTTGTAGGGTATCAATTAGACACGCCTAAAAAAACAGATAAAAACAAGTTGTTGGTAAAAAGATTAAAAAACAACTTGACTTATAACTGAAAAAAGACTATATTATATACGCGAGAATCTGGTAAACTTGGATCGTCATGATAATGACAGTTTAGATCCGAAGGGTGAAATTACACCGTCGATGACTTGCAATATAATAACGGATAATAGAAATGGCAAAAAATCAAAGATGTACTGCAATGAAAGAAGCAAGGGTTCTTGAAATAGCGGCAGATATTTCTTCTAATAATTTGGCGGCTAAAGACGTTGCTAAAAAATATTGTAAAAAGTTTGGCATAACTTGGTTGACTTTTGACAGGATGTATATGCCTCACGTAAATGATGTTATATCAAAAATAGCCAATGAGAAATTCGTACCTCAAATAGAAAAAGGTATTGGTGAGATAACAGAACTTGTACCTGACGCGCTAAAGGTACTTAAAGACGCTATGAAAGACAAAAGCGAAGCAAACCTACCGACGAGGAACGCCATATCTGCTGCAGATATAATCCTGCGTAAAGCATTACCTGATAAGATAGAGCAAAAGCAAGTTGTGTCTAATCCGCTTGCCGATGAACTAAAGGCGATGCGCGAACAATTACAAAACAACGATAAAAAAGAATAATGGCACTATCAGAAAAACAGATAGACTATATAGTAAACTCGAATTTCCCTCTTAACGTAAGCGTCGGTCAAAAGAGAAGCGGTAAAACTCACTCACAAGTGATACGCACATACGACGTGTTATACAACGAAAGTGTAAAAAAAAAGCCTTATTTGTTAAGCGCAAAAACATACGATACGTTACGGTATAATATAATAGACCCGCTAAGAGAACTTAACCCGTCGGATATACTTAAAGACGGTAGAAGAGATTATTGTGTATCATCAAGAGATATCCCGCTATTGTGTGTAGGCGCAGATAACGTTAATGATTTTGCCCGCATACAGGGCATAACACTACAGGGGTGGAGTGGTGACGAGATGACACTACATCCGGAAACGTTTGTAGACATGGCAAATTCACAATGCAACGCCGGCAAGTCATACAGGTTATGGGCACTTAACCCTGATAATCCATCACACTATATAAAGAAAAGGTATATAGATAACCCTCTGATAAATAAGCGAGTATGGGACTTCACTTTTGAAGACAACCCTACGCTTACAGAAGAAATGAAAGAAAATATACGCAACTCATTTAGCGGTGCTTTTTATGATAGATACGTTCGTGGGATATGGGCGGCAGCAGAAGGTGCAGTGTATGACAAATTCTCTAGATCTACACATTGTATAGATACTATACCATACGAAAGGATAACGACATACGGCATAGGTATTGACTGGGGATACCACCCCAATCCGTTGGCACTTGTACTTATAGGGACAGACGGAGACTGTACACACTACATAATAGACGAGTTATATTTAGACCGCCAAATAATAGACCAGTCATTAATTGAGATGATAACGAATCGAGGGTGGATAGATAAAAAGATAGAGTACGTTGTAGGGGACCCATCACGACCAGAGTATCTACACATACTAAGTCAAATGATTCCGCAAGCAACCGTCTACGCTGGACACAATGAAGTAGTCGAGGGGATACAATACGTACAAAGATTGATGCAAGACAAAGGTAATGGCGAAAGAAGTCTATACGTGTCTAAAGAGTGCGTACACTCGATAGAAGAGATAGAGGGATATAAATGGAAAGAGCGCGGCTCTAAAGATGAGCCAATAAAAGAAAAGGACCACCTATGCGATGCTATAAGATACTATACATACACCATGCGCAACATCTTTTCGTATCAAGAGAACACGTCAAAAATTATAAGAAAAATGCGTTAATTTAACATTCACATATTGACTTATTACAAAATAAGTATATATTATATATATTGACGCATACACGGATGTATAAGCGTCGTAAAAGAAAAGGCACACGGAGGTGCCATTGTTTATTTTTGACGCATTTAAAAACGCGTTCTTACCGCAAGACAAAGAGCAGATATTTAAAGAAGACCTTGAACTACACGCAGGCCTAAAATATAAACTTGAAAATCCCGACACACTTATAAGCGATAAAAATACAGACCTAACTCTATACGATAAAATGCTATCCGACGATAAAATAAAGTCCACAATAGAACTAAAAAAACGCCTCACACTATCAATCCCATACGACATACAACCGGCATCAAACGACCCTAAAGATACAGAAATCTCAACTGTAATATCACAGATGCTCGAGAACATGGACGTGAAGTTTTCAAACGTCATGGATAACATGCTTGACTCTATGATATACGGATTCAAAGTAGGTGAATTAGTATTCGATATTATAGACGGGAAAGTAACACTAAAAAATATTAAAGTCAAGCATAGCATATTTTACGACTTCGATTATGACGAGTATGGAAACTTCACGAAACTTTTTGTTGGATATAGATACGGAAAGCGGATAGAAATCGAAGGCGATGATATAAAAAGAAAGTTTGTTATATTCACTTACCCATACGCCAAAGACGGGAACATGTACGGCGATAGCGATCTAAAAAGTATATATCCGCAATGGTACGCCAAAGACCATATCTTCAAATGGCGCAATATACGGCTTCAAAATTGGGGCAGTCCTATACCTGTAGTGAAGTACGACACGAATAAAACATCGCAAGCGGAGCTAGACGACTTAGTGGATATGCTCGACCACTTACAAGATAACATGTACGTAGTGGTACCGTCTACCCGCGGGGTTGATGGACAATTGAACGGAAAGTTTGACATACAACTACTTGAGACGACAGGGAATGCGTCTACTACAGAGTATCAAGACGCGATAGACCAGATAGATAAACAAATAGCACGCGGGCTACTTATAGCGGACAAGATAGGCTTTAGTGAAAGTGATGGCGGTTCATATGCTCTAGGCGAAACGCAAACGGATACACTTTTCAAAATAATCGAAGATCTACATGGGCGTTTAGAAGACGTATTTAACCCTATAGTTAAAATGCTAGTAGACTACAACTTTGACGTTGAGGAATACCCCGTACTTAAATTTGCTAAGATGACAGATAAGATAAAAGCAGAAACGCTTGCTATACTTATAGACAAGGGAGTTGTTGATAAAACTGAAACGTGGATACGCAAGTATGTAGGAATACCAGAGTTGACAGAAAAAGAGCAAGATGAAATAGACGAAAGAAAAAACGGTGAGAAAGAATTGGAACTCGACATTGCGCAACCTGATGTTGAAGAAGAACTAGCATCTGAAGATGAGAAAAAAAAAGATGGCGTATCGCCGTTCAAGAATGACGACCCTATAAAAGACCTTCAGAAAGTGCAGGATATATACGATAGGGCTGAAGCAGACTTTGTGCGTCAATACGACGCAATACACAAAGATAATAGTGAATATCTAATATCGCAAGTAAACAAGAAAGAACTAGCAACCAACATCAAGCAACTCGACGCGCTGAAGATAAAGAAGACGGAGTTGAAAGACTTATTAAGCATATACTATACAAAGTTGTACCTTGAAGGGAAAGTGTATGCGCTCGACACGATATCAAAGCGTACGGACTTATCAAAGATGAAGATTGATAAATACCAAATAGACGAAGACGAATATGAATTCCTTGATAAGTCATTCATTGATAAGTACTTAAAAAAATATGGTGCTACGATAAACAAAACAGATAAGGCAGCTCTAAAAAAATTGCGTGATACTGCGTATCTATACGTCGGTGATATAGAGTCACGTATGACAAAGATTGTAAAAGATACGGTAGTAAACGGTACACGCAATGGATTAACTCTTGAAACGATAACATCACAAGTGCGCGACTTACTCACAGAGGATAGGAAAAAATACGCTGAAACTACCGCCCGTACTACTCAATCATCTGCGTTCAACGATGCCGCTACAAACATGTACAACGGGGAAACTGTGAAGCCTCTTATCGAGGCGTATATGTACTCCGCTGTACTTGACGAAGCGACAACAGACTTTTGCCGTGAGCATGACGGACATGTTATATACGCGAGTGACCCTGAACTGCAGCGCATAACGCCACCGAATCACTTCAATTGCCGTTCCGTATTGGTCCCTATATTTGTTGAAGACAACGAAAGCAAAGACAATTATTTTTATGACTATAAAAGCAAGTTAAAAGAATTTCAAGATGGGGTGCCGTTCAACGCGCAGCAGCCGTCTAAAAACTTTGGGGGTTAATGATGGATAATGAAAAACAAGAGCTAGAAACGGTAAGTGTGAAAGGTGTAGAGATATTTTCTATCGGAACGTGGAAGGGGATCAAGTATGACGATAAAGACCTTGACGTAGTTATATCGAACTTCAAAGACGGAGTAATAGAACCATACGTCAAAATAGGGCATGATGAAGACCAGCCGTTACTGAAAGAGTTTTCACTAGGGTGGGTAGATAATTTATACCGCAGTGGCGGGAAACTTATAGCGGACTTTAAACAGGTCCCTAAAATAATAGGTGAGTTGATTGAGAAAGGGGCGTTAAAGAAAAAATCAGTTGAGTTATTTAATAGTTACAAAGCGGCTAGCGGTAAGGTCTATGACAAGGTACTGCGTGCTGTTGCGTTTTTCGGCGCGAATGGTGAGCCTGCATTAAACAATCTCAACGATTTTGTATCTCTATATCATAAGGACGCTACTAACTGTGAGGGTGAAATAGTAGTCCTTAAAAACGAAGACAAGGAGACCATAAGCATGGAAACTATTGAAGTATCCAAAAATGAATATGACGCTCTCGTGTCTTTCAAATCGGATGCAGAAGCAAAAGTTACTGAACTCGAAAAGTACAAAGCAGATTATGAATCTAAGTCTGCTGAAGTAGAAAAGATAACAGCAGAACTTGAAGCGTTCAAAGCGTCCGCAGAAAAAGACAAAGAAGCGTCGTTGCTTAAAGAAGCGACGGAATACATCGACGGGCAAATAAACAATAAAAAGTTATTGCCTAAATACAAAGACTCTTACATTGGGGATTATGTGTTAAAGCATAAAAACGGTACCGTCGACATGTTCAAAGAAGAAATAGAATCTCGACCTAACGTTATACCTTCAGAGATTGAATCAGATAATATTTCTGAATTCAAACAAGCAGAAGGCGAAGACGAACTTGATAAACAGATTCAAGCATACATGAAAAAGAATTCATGTGATTACAAAACTGCGTACAAGGCTGTACGTGGTAAAGACATGTAAGGAGGTATAAAAATGTCTATAGTAACAGATGTTGCGAAAATTGAGAATATCTCCACTAGCGGATATTTGGCAAACGAAACTTTAGCCACTTCACAATACTGCGTTGTAGTGCCCGCTGGGGCTTCAACTGGTAAAGTAAAAGTAGGATTGCCTTCAGGGCAAGGCGTGTTGCCTTTCGGTGTTGTACAAAATACACCTGCTAGCGGTGAAGTTGCGGAAGTGATGACGCAAGGTATTACGCTTGTAAAAGCAAACAGCACGTTCAACAGTGGCGTTGAACTCACGATTGCGGCCACGACTGGTAAAGTAGAGGCGGCTTCTGCTGCTGATTACGTTATCGGGATTGCGCGCGAGGCTGCAGGTGCGGCTAATCAATTAGTGTCGATGGAAATACGTTTCTATCAAAAGAACGCCTAAGGAGGTAACCAATGGCTACTGATTTACATCTTGTAAAACCTTCAACCTACCTTAGCAATTTTGCTACAGCGTACCGTGTTGAAGATAACGTAGCGGACTTTATTGCGCCGCCGTTCAAAGTTAATAAACAATCTTATAAATATCTTGTATATGGGAAAGACAATTTCCGTATGTACGATAACAAGGTATCACGCCGTGAAAAATCAAAAGAGATAATTACTCAAGCTGATGAAGCGACGTACACCTGCGAAACGTATAAACTCGCGAAGTTTATAC